ATAAAAATTGATTTTAATATTTATTTTTTTCTATATTAAATAATACTTTACAAAATGCTTAATATTTTAGAAAAATATAAACCAAATAATTCAATTGGATTTATTGGTCATTTTAAATTTGTAAATGATTTTAAAAATCGTATGAAAGATAATAATTTCAATAAATTACTATTATGTATTGGAGAAAGTGGTATTGGTAAAACAGATTTACTTAAGACTATTTTTAAAGAGTTACATTTCGATTATGTAGAATTTTATAATAGTGAATCTTTTAAAACTGAAATAGATAATTATATAAATCTAAAAAGAATTGACAGTTTCTTTAAAAAAAATAATAAAAAATTAATATTTATTGATGATTTTGAACTTTTTCTCAATGATAAAAATTCTTTAAATTATATCTCAAATATTAATAGTAAAAATATACCTATTGTATGTATTATAAATAAAATATATTCAAGAAAATTTAATGATTTGAAGAAAAAAAATGAAGTATTTTATATATCTAAGATTGGTGTAGATAAATGCTATAATCACATTATTCAAATATGTAATAATGAAAATTATGATTTAGAAAATAAGGATTTATTAAATATTAAAAATTTTGTGAAAAAAACTAACTCAAATCTTAAATATATTCTAATAAATCTAAGCGATTTACTAAAAAATCCAGATAATACAATTGATTATAATGAAGTTGATAAAGATTTATATGATACTTTAAATATTTTAATAAAGAAGAAATGTTCTATAGAAGAACTAGAAAAAATAATATTTAATGATATATCTTTAATATGTATGTTATTACATGAAAACTTTACAAATATAATTAACAAAAAGAAAATAAAAGAATATTACATCGAGGATAAAAATAATAAAAATAATAAAAATAATAAAAATAGTACAAATGATATTAATAATGTTATTATTGAAATGTATAGGGATATATTAGAAGATATATGTTTAAGTGATATATTAGAAAAAAATATATTTCAAGAAGTTAATTGGAATAATTATGGATTAATGGGATTAATAAAAATATACAAAATAAATCATTACTATTCTAAATTTAAACATGATGAATTTAATAAGATAAATTTTACTCAAATATTAACAAAATATAGTTTAAGATATAACTTTAATAAAAAAAAGTTTTCTATATTAGACGATAATAATATTTCTTACAATTATTTAGATTATATTATACAAGGGAAATTATTTAAAGTATCTAATAGCGAAGATAATGATACAGAAGATAATAAGATATCCGATTTAAACAAAGAATACATAGATATACTTAAAAAATATAATAAAGAATATAATTTAATTGATAATAAAATTTTAAATAAATTAAAATGAAAAATCTTTATATATTATAATAATAAAATGGGTTTCTTTGATAGATTTAGTACAAATAGTGGTTCGAATTTTGCTTCACGATTTTCATCAAATTCGATTAATAATTTAGTTATATTAATAACATTTATTGTAATGGTATACATATTAGTTCAAATGATAGTTGTATTAAATAAACCAGAGTTTTTATATTATACATTAAGTCTAACACCAACTGACTTATCTGAAGAAGACTATTCAGAACTAACAGATAGTAATAAACTACCAGAAATGTTTGCAAATGAATTTACATATTCTTTCTGGATATATTTAAAAAGCGTAAAATCAGTATCAAGTGATGGAGATGGAAAAAATAAATTAATTTTTACAAGAAATGTAAAAGAAAATTATTTTAAAGATGCTAATCCAATTGTATACTTTAAAGGAGATACTAATAAATTAGTAATAAAGATTAGAACTAATCATGTTGATGAATCACAAAATCCAGATATTGAAAAAAATTTAGATGAAATTGATAATGATATATGCGAGTACAGTATGTTAGAAGTTGATTATATTCCTTTAAAAAGATGGGTAAATATTATTGTAAATGTAGATAATAATAGAGTAACATTATTTGTAGATGGTGATATTTATAAAACAATATTAGTAAATAAAAATCCAGATATAGATAACTGTGCTGATAATACTGATATTTCTAGATTAATATCGCCAAGTAAAGGAACTATTCAAGTTGGAAGTTTTAATGATAATGACGATGAAGAAAATTCTATTTATACTCCTAATGCTCTAATTTCTAAATTACAATTTTTTAATTATAGTTTAAAAACACCAAGTGATATAAGGAAAATATATCATGATGGACCTATTACACAAAAAAATATATTTTTAGATAGATTAGGAATTGATAATTATGGTATAAGAAATCCAATATATAATATTCAAGAAACTAATAATACGTGTAATTAACATGTAATTAAATAATTAAAAGAAATCTATTATTTTTATATCATTATAAATAAAATAATGAAAGAAATAATGTTTAATATAGTAATTTTAATAGCATCTATATTTTTATGTATTATGCTATTATCACTATACTTTCGTTTTTATGAACCATATTTTTTCCCAAATTTAAATGAAGATATTGATATTAATAATATTATAGAAAACAATAAAACATATTCTCAAGATTTACTATTAATAAAAGGTATAATTTCATTAGATTCTAAATCTAATGTTGAATTTGATACTATTAGTAAAAATAGAAATGACTATGTTAGATTCTTTCCATCAATTAATAAAGAGTATGGAAATCAATTTACATATTCTTTTTGGTTTAATAAAAAGAATAATGATTATTCAGGAAAAACACTTTTTTATAGAGGTTCTATTTCACAACCTAGTCCTTTAGTAAAATTTGGTCAGAATTCTAATGAATTAGTAATAGAATATAGTAGTTATAAAAATAATACACTTACTAAAAAGAATTTTCCAATAGAAAAAGAATTATTTAATATAACTGATCATAATAGTTGGTTTATGCTAACAGTAGTATTTAAAGATTACAAAAAAGATAATAGAGAGACTGGTATAGAAATATCTGTTTATTTAAATAATGCTTTATTAGCACTTGAAAAAAAAGAAAATGAAATCTTACATATTTATAATGAAAAATTTGTTATATTACATGAAGCATCAAATAAAACTGTACAACCAAATTTACCAGGTGAATTAGCAGATATAAGATATTTTAATTATGCATTATCATATCAAGAAATTGATGATTTATATAAAAAAGGATTTAATAATGAAGTCTTTAAAACATATTTACAACTAAATTCAAATAGAAGTAAAGAAAATATGTATAAAATTAGTCTATTTAATAGAATAAAAAATTAAATAATAAGAATATATTGAATTAAAGTTTATTTAAAAATAGATTTAAGACTAATATCAATATTATATATAAGATGTATAAATTAACAGATGCTAAAAGAGCAATAAATAGTATCAATCACGTGATACAAGAGGCTAATAACTATTTGATAGATTTAACAAAAGATTCCATCTTAGAAAAAATTGAACTTAGTGATAATCAAAAAGAAGAATTAGAACAAGTATTATTTAATATTAAAGATAAAATTGCAGAAAATAGTCTTTTAGCTACTATTCAAGATAAAAAGAAAAGAAAAAATATAAACAGAAAACCTAGTGCGTATAATATTTTTATTAAAGAAAATATTAGTAAAGTTCGAGAAGAAAATCCAAAATTAAATAATAAAGAAGCATTAGCAAAAACTGCAGAACTTTGGAAAAATAGTAAAAAATAAAAATTTGAATTAAATTTAAAAATAAATAATTATTTTTATAAAACTATAAAATGTTATATAATTTAGTTAATTTTATAGTAGCTACTGATAAAAAATTTGGTATAGGAAAAGATGGTACAATACCTTGGTATATTAAAGAAGAACTAAAATATTTTAAAGAACTTACTACTAATAATGTAGTTCTTATGGGAAAAAATACATTTTTCTCTATTCCTTTTATACATAGACCTTTAAAAAATAGATTAAATTTAGTTTTAACAAATGATAGAGATTTATTAAAAAATAATCATGAATATGATAATCTAATATTTTTTAATTTTAAACAAAAATATAAACAAACTATTGAGGATTCTAAAGAAAATACTGAATCTAAAGATTTAATTAAACTTATTATATTATCATCTCTAATTAAAAATAATAAAGATTATAGAGATAAAGAATTATTTATAATTGGTGGTGAAAAAATTTATCATTTATTTTATAATATTTTAGATAGAACTACATTTTTTGATCTACAATTAAATAAAATTTTTCTAACATATATCGATAAAGATTATAAATGTGATACTTTTTTTCCAAAAATATCAGAGAAATTTAAATTAGTTCATTATTCAGATTCAAATTATTGTAAAGAAGAAAATGTATCTTACAGATTTTTGAAATACGAAAAAGATATTAATAATAGTATATATGATTCTGAAAAAGAATATCTAAATACTGCCAATAATATTCTAAATAATGGTAATTATAGAATGGATAGAACTAATACTGGTATTCATTCAATATTTGGTACCCAAATAAGATATGATGTATCTTCGTGTATTCCTATTTTAACTACTAAAAGAGTTCCATTTAAAACGTGTGTTCATGAATTACTATGGTTTTTAAGAGGAGATACAAATAATAAAAATTTACAGAATAATAATGTACATATTTGGGATGGAAATAGTAGTAGAGAATTTCTTGATAAAATTGGATTAGAACATTTAGAAGAAGGAGATTGTGGTGCTTGTTACGGATTTCAGTGGAGACATTTTGGTGGAGAATATAAAGATTGTCAAACTGATTATACTGGTATTGGTACAGATCAAGTAAGTTATGTACTAAATTTATTAAAACATGACCCATTCTCTCGTAGAATATTTTTAAGTGCTTGGAATCCTGAAGATTTAAAGAATACTTGCTTACCTCCTTGTCATGTTAGTATTCAATTTTATGTTGAAGAAAAAAATAATACAAAATATTTATCTGGTCATATGTATCAAAGAAGTGCGGACTGGTTTTTAGGAGAACCTTTTAATATATTATCATATAGCATTTTAATATATCTTTTTGCTACAATAACTGATATGATTCCAAATGAACTTATTATATCTACTGGTGATACTCATATATATTCTAATCATGTTCAACAAATGAGAGAGCAAACTAAAAGGTCAATAATTGCTAAACCTAAATTATGGATTAATCCAAATGTAAAAAATAAAAAACTTGAAGATATTACTATTGATGATTTTGATTTAGTTGGATATTTTTGTCATCCTACTATCAAAGGTAAAATGGCAGTATAATATGTTAAATGGTAATATAAATGTAAAGAAATATAATATATTAATAATTTAAATATGGTAGAATATTACAAAACTAATAAAGGTTATTATTATAAAAAAACTACTAAAAAAATAACTCGTATTAAAAAAGATGAATATGAAAATAAAACTAAAAATGGTGGTAAAATAAGTATAAGATATAAAAGAAAATTAAATGGTGGTGGTAAAAATTGTGAATGTAATAATCCTATTGATTTAATAACATTAGAACCAATAGAAAAAGATTTTGATGAAAATAATATAAATAATTTTATTATTAGAGATGAAAATAATATTTGTTATTGTTTTAAGATATATGATCTATATAAATTAATTTTTTTAACAGATATTCCACTTGATGTTAATAATAAATCTAAAATGAGTAAAATTAGAGAATATGCTAGGGATGATTTTAACCCTTATACTAATAAAACATTAACATCTGAAACTTTAAAAAATATAGTATTAAAATACTATAAGTGGACAGAAAATAAAGGACCTACTAAAACTATTAGTTATAATGGTGTTAAATTTAATAGAAAAGATTTTAAAAGTATATTAGATGAATATGAAGAATATAAAACTAGATATTCACAAATATCTACTTTTACTACATCTAAAAGTAAATTAGAACTATTTATGGATTTTACAAAAGACTTATTAGAATATACTAATAGTAATTCTAATAATAATAATACACGTTCAGTAGGTAGCAATGTACGTTCAGTAGGTACAAATAATTCAGGAAGACCTTCATTCTCTATTTCTAGAAAAACACTAAAAGCAATTATATCATATATTAGAGATAAGAAATTATATTAACGACTACAACTTGTATTTCCTAGTATAAATTTAATAGAACTAAAATCTTTACCATATTCTGCTTTTCTTTGAAAATAGTTTATTACTAATCCTACAACTGCTAATAAAATGGTTATACCACTTATTATTAGTATTGAATTATGTAATTTTAATTGTATTTTAGAGTCTTCATTTTTCTTTTTATAATATTGTTGATATTCGTGTAAGATATGGATTACGAATATTAATATAAATAATGTTATAGTAAAATTTTTATTTTGTCTCATTACAATTATGAATATAATGTATAATATGATTACATTTCTAAATTTAATCATTGGAAAATGTTCTTGTTCTGATATAACAGTACTATCGATGTAATATAAAATCATCAAACATAGCAAATGTTTTACATATATATTTGTTGATAACAATTTCTGATATTTACAATTTAATATTTCATCAGTAAAACCAGAACTTAATATTAGAACAAAAAAAAACATTCCATTGAGTAAATTTATTGAATAAGAAACATCTTCCATTTCTTGTTTTTTTCTTTCAGTCAAGTGTATCATTTATTTATATTTATTTAATTTTTTGTTTTTTTTTGTTTCTGTTTTTTATTTTTTTCTTCGCATTCTTCAAGTTTTCTTTTTTTGCTTCGTGTTAAAGGATAATCTTCAGTAATTGATTCTTCAGTAATTGTAGTGGCATCACTTAGCGATTCTTCTTCTAACTGTTCTGAATCTCCAGAATCTCCAGAATCTTCAGAAATTGTTGTGGCATCACTAAGTGGTTCATTCTCAAGTGAATTATCACTTTCATTTCTTGACATCTTTTCTTTCTTGTACTGAGGACAATCTGTGAAGAAATGACCATGCTGCTCACATTTCACACATTTATCAGTTGCGGTACATATCATTCTTTTGATGATATACTTGTCTGCTCCTCCTAACTCCACTGAACAAAATGAACCACCTCTTACATTCTCAATTCCAAAGATTGACATATACATCAATGTGTATTTGTCTTCGTCAAACTTCGTTTTGTTCAAGAACACTTCATACAATCGGATTGGTTTGTACTTTTTAGTCCATACACTACCTTCTCCATTGTAGTGCTGATTCAGACGCTTTGGTACATTGTAGCTACGTCCAACGTAGTACTTACCATCTTCTAACTGAAGGGTGTATATATTAACCTTAGACATATTTACTTATTAAGATAAATTTGTATTTGAGCTTTCACATTTTATTTTAATAAAAAATATAGTTAAATAATAGATAATAAATGTTTGAATGGATTCTAAAATGTTTTGATAGTAATTATAGTAAAACAAAGCAATCTTCAAATATAAAGAAAATAAATATAGAAGAAAGAAAAAGATTAAGAAATATAATTTGTAAAGTTTGTAATATTAATAACGCATTATACTATCACATATATGAAAATGGACCAACCCATTGTTGTTTTTGTAAAGAAGATGGTATGAGAATTTACATACATAAAAATTAATTTATTTTATATTAAATTTATTTTTATTAAATTTATAATAAATATATTTTATAATAAATGAAAACTTGTACTATAATTATTTTAGTATGTCTTGTTGTAATAGCACTTGCTATTGTAGTTCCAATATTTACTAATAATGTGATGGAAAACTTTATATTACATGATAATATTGCTCATACTCAATCGTATGTATTATATATTCCTAAAAGAGAGAAGTATATTAAAAATGTAATGAACAAATTAGATATTGATGCTAAATATATACTAGGTCCTCCTAAAGCAGAAGTAGATAGAGAAAAACTTTTCAAAGATGGAATGTTATCTAAAACTTATTATGATATGAATAAAAAAGAAGAAAAAGGAGAAGTTGCTGTTTTCTTAGGACATGTAAGTATTTTAAGAGAATTTCTCAAATCTGATAATAAATATGCTTTAATATTTGAAGATGATATATTCTTACCTAAGAAAGAAGAAGAACAAAAAGAACTTGGTAAAAAAATTAAACATGTAATAAAAAATATTCCAGAAGAAGCTGAAATGGTTTATTTTGGATATTGTTTTGAAGATTGTAAAAAAGCGAAACCTTATAAAGGAAATCCAGAATTATTTAATCATGCTGTTGTACCAGTATGCTTACATTCTTATTTAGTAAGTAGAGAAGGTGCTCGTAAATTATTAGATATGATTATTCCTCTAACACAAGGATTAGATGTAGTTATATTACATCTAATTAGACAAAAGAAAATTAATGCTTTCACTGTTAATAATGGTTATCTACAAGTTCTACAAAACAGAAAAGATTTAGGTAGTGACATAAGTAATATAGAACATGCTGCTGATATACCAGTTTGTAGAATTGGTAACTGGACTGGTAATCCTAGAAATTGATACAAATTAAATAATAAAAAATGTTTTTTGTTTTTATTGTTTTTGATATTTTTGATTTTTTATTTTTTTTGAATTTTTGAGTTCTTCTTATCAAGTTTGACTTTGTTAAGTAATTTGGTTCCTCCACGATTCTTATAGAACTTCAAAATTTTGCTGAAACCCCTCGCATTATAGTAATGATCCGTAATATCTAAATTACGAAGTTTGGAGACAATTGAACTAGGTGTTCTCTTAATCACTTTGCTGATTTTGTAGATACAGAGTTTTCTGTTTTCATACAGAAATTTCAAGGTGTTCTCTTCTTCCTTACTCCATCTAACAAACCTTCTCTGGATGACTTCATCATCTGCCATTACTGCTTGATGAGTTGTTTTACTAGTCATCTTTTATTATAGTTTAATAGATGGATGGTTGTTTTCACATTTTATTTACTCTACTTCTGTTCTTAGTCTTGCTATTAAGTCTTTTATTAACTTCAATGTCAAAATCCTTCTTTGTTAATTGATAACCCCAATGTTGTAGAGTCTGTCTAATCTTAGGAGAAATACTTTCATCATTCCATGAACCATCTTTCTCTAATATTAATGTTACTAACCATTTACGAAATCTGCCATTATCACTAGCTAGTTTTTTCCATCTAGCTATTTGTCTCCTATCTTCTTTTTGATCTCTTCTTCCTTGGTAAAATCTACAATACCATTGAACCCAACCATATGGGTCTAATTTAGTAATCCACTTTTTTCTTTCCCAAAATCTTAAGGTAGTACCAACTTTTTCTCCATATTTATTTATTGTTGTATCATAATCTTTCCAGTTTGATATAAGCCAATTATCTGGTAATCCTTCCCACCAAGAATCTGGAAATTCCTTATGTTGATTCTCATAGCTTTTTCTAGTTATGTTAGATTTTATAGGTCTCCAATAAGTACCTCCAAATGAACCTAAACGGAACATTTCTTCTGGACTTAGATTTGGTGTAAAATCTGGATAATCTTTGAATTTAATTTCTTTAGGCATTTTATTATTTTTAATAAAATATTTTTAATTAAAATTTTTTTAATATAAAATTCATATTTTAAAAAAACATTATTTTTAGAAAGTTTTTCAGAATTGTTTCTAATTTTACCCCTTTTTTTTGAATTATACGAAATCTATATATAATTATACGAAATCTATTTATTTTATACGAAATCTATATAAAAATAAAAAAATATTATATATATAAATGGTAGAATACAAATGTGAGAGATGTCATTATATTGCTAAATTAAAAATTTAATTTTTGTTAAAAATCTCTATTTTAGAAATTTTATAAAAAAAACATTATTTTAGAAAGTTTTTCAGAATTATCTCTGATTTTACCCCTTTTTTTTGAATTATACAAAAATGTATATATTTTATACAAAAATGTATATAATTATACAAAAATGTATATAAAACATTTATATATGTATATATATAATAATGGTAGAATATAAATGTGAAAGATGTCATTATATTTCTAAACATAAAGGTAGTATTAAAAATCATTTTCAAAGAAAAGTTTCTTGTAAACCAATTCATTCAAATATAAATAATTTTGAACAATTAGAAAAATTAAATAAACCTAAAGAAAAAAAACAAGAATTTATATGTAATAAATGTAATAAAATATTTAATAGTAGGCAAGGAAAATATCAACATCAAAAACGTTGTAAGCAAGAATTAGTTGTTTTTCAAGAAGAGAAAAATGATAATCAAAAGATAAAAGAATTAGAAAATGAACTCAAATTAATGAAAGAATTATTTATTGAAAAATTAAAGAACGTTCAAAATATAACAAATAATAATAATATTGATACACAGAATATAACAAATAATAATACAAATCTTTTTATTAGTTTTAATGATAAAGAAAATATACATAAAGTTCTAAAGCAATGTCAAGAAACAATATTATTACTGGAACAAAATAGAAGCAAAGATAAATGTTTTAGTATTTATTTAACAGCAGCACATTTTAATCCAGAGCATCCAGAAATGCATAATATTAAATTGACAAATTTGAAACCAGATTATAAACTAATAGATATTAGAGATGAACACGGAAAATGGAAGAAAGAACCACAGAAAGAGATTTTTAATAATTTAATAAATAGTTCTAAAGATTTTATAACAGATATTGTTAAAGATAATAATCCAGAGTTTGAAAATACAGATAGTATTGATGATTATGATGGAGAAGATACAAAAGAAAAATATGTTTTGTATTGTAATGAAAAAAATTATAAAGATAAATTAGAAAATTTAGCAAAAAGTGAAGTTTATAATAAAAGTAGAGAAATAAAAAGTTAATAATCAAAATGAATAAGCAATTCCAGCTTTACCTTCCATAATTCTAAGTAAATTGTAAGAATGAGCAAACATTAATATATCAGTATTAGTTGCTGGAGAACTAAAAGTTATTTTAGCACTTTTTAATTTTGAAAAATTACATACTCCACTAGGTTGATGTTCTTCTGGTTTTAATGAGAAAGAATATATATAAATATGTTTTGATGGTACTTTACTATGATATGTAGAAGGTTGTATAGTTCTAAAGTAAGTTGCTTTTCTTTTATTAAATCTTGAGTTTCCATCAAAAAATATTTCTGCTTCATTAAATGGTTCATTATTTGTTAGAGTATATAGATAATCTTGAGAGGAAGTTGAAATACTTTGATAATTAAAATAATCATTATTATAATCTAGAGATGTATTCACATTAGAATAAGCATCCGCATTATTTCCAATAGAATTCAAATTATATTCAATATTTACATTTTTATTTTGACATACCCATATTAATTCTTTTACTGGATTATTAAAATTTAATTCATGATTATTAGTAAATGTCTGTTTTCTATTAAATTGTAGTTGTTCTATAAGATATTGATGTTTTTTTGTAGCAAAGTCTCTTTTTTCTTTAGTATCCAGAAATATGTAATCAACATAAAGTTCTGGTATTTTCTCATAAGATGGAGTAATAGTTCCAGAAGTATGATCAGTATTTATTAAAGTATATGGATTTCTAAATTTAAATTTCATTATTACTTGGGAATTCTGTAAAGCAACTAAAGGTAATGCCAATCCAGGATTACGACAAAACCAGAATTTTAATGGAACATAACATTTTACTCTTGTAGTCCCATTATTTGATTTTAAATAAGTATATTTAGCATTATGTTTATTTACTAATTTATGTTCATTATAATGTGAATCAGTTAGTTCATTCCATATATCGAACCATTCAGAATAATGTTTATCTATTTCTTGACTATTAATTTCAATACTAACTTCTTTGATAGCAGCATAACCAGTTGAATTAGTGAAATTTACATAAGTACCACCAGATAAAGAATTTGTAGTTAATTTTAATATAAATTCTATATGAGCATTTGAAACTAAATCTCCAGTTTTGTGAATAATAACAGATACATTACTTTCACTAGTATTACTAATAGAATTATTAAAAACACAAGGAATTGATTCTATAGCAAAATTTGTATGACGGAAATATACAGATTTGAAATGAGTAGTTTGAGGATTTCCTACAATATGTTTAGTTTGTTTTCCAGATGTTCTTAATTGAATAATACCTCCTCCCATTTATTAAAAATTATATTTATAATTTTATATAAAAATAAATCTAAGAAATTTTAATTAAAAATTTTATATTAAAAATTTTATATTAAATTTTATAAAATCATATAAAAATTACATAAATTTTCTATAAAATGACTATTAAAATACAAACAATGAAATTAAATCTAAATGATCCATATCTAACTTATACAGAACCATCTAAAATATGGGAAGTTAGTAAAAGTAAATTAGAAGATTATGATTTTTTTAAGAATCTATTTGATTTTAATAAAAAAGAAGTATATGAATTACGTGAAGTTTCAGATGAAGAAATGGGATTATTTTTAGATTATATTAATAATATTGATAATTATAATATAAAAAAATTAGATATAAACGAAATAATGTTATTAATAAAATTAAGTGATTTTTTTATGATACCAAATTTATTAAATATATCAGTTAGTGAATTTTTTAGAAAATTATGATGGTGGAGTAGGCCAAGTCACATTTGTTAAATTTTCATTTTCATCTAATTGTGGTGTAGCAGTTGCTGGTAAATCACGTAATTCTTGACGGTATGTCAACCAAGCTTGCTTAACTTCTTCAGATGGATGTGGATAATCTATTACAACATATTTATCAGTTTTATCCAGTAATAAATTTCTATCATTTCTTAATAATTCAAATGCTATATTACTTGTAATAATATTTATTTCAGCATTTACTTCACTTTCAGTTGGTATATTAGAAGCATTATCTTTCCAAATTATTGTATCATAAGTTTCAGAACAAGATATGAAATCAGCATTTAATTTTTTTAATATTCTTAACATTATTTGAGTTTTTAATACCATTTTATATATATATAATTTATTATTATTTAAATTATTTTACATTTTATAAATACAAAAATAACTGTCTTTTCCTATTATATATGTAGGGTCATTTCTACTATATACAACTAATTGTACATAATCATTTTGTTGTAAATTAATTATAAAACTTTCTGTATAATTATGTGGTTTATGAAAATTAGTATTAAAAGTATCGGGGTCGGAATTTACACCTCCAATATGATGTCTAGAGGAACTAAAACCATAATTTCCAGCTCCACTACCATTGTTAGGTAATACAGTACCACCATTTGCAGGATTACCATTTATATAAATACCTATTGTATGATACCACCCAGTAATTGTAGTAACTTCAATATTAAAAGAAATATAATAATTACCATTTGATGGTGCTGTAAATTTACCTCCACTATTTGATGTACAATCAAAATGACCACTATTAAAACCAAATCTAGGATTAGAATTATTCATATAATAACCACCATAACCTTTAATTGTCCATTGTTGCAGAGGATATGTTTTATTAACACCACTTAGAGAATAATCTGCCCCTGCTCCATCAGTACCATAAGTACCAGTAACTGTTGCGGTTGGTTGAACAAAAAAACCAACAACTGTATCACTAGCGACTGGATCACTATATTCCAATGCAGTTCCTTGTGAATTTACAGTTAGTGATTTACCAGCATGTGCTGCAACTGGTAATGGAATGTTGATACTTGGTACAGCAGATGGGGTCATATCTTCAATTATCCAAGAAACACCGGGTGAAAAAATAACTCCTGAACCACCTGCACTTGAAAAAACTTTTATTTCTATAACACTATTAGGTGTTGTTATATTCCTTATTAGTTCAACTGGTACTGATATATAATTGGTTGAATTATCTGAATTTGATGTTGAACCATTATTATAATTTTGTATAGTACCATTTATTACAACACATGCTGTTAAGTTGCGTTCTTGTTGATTAACTGCTGTATAAAATGTTATAATTGCTTTTATTCTATAATATCCTACATTTTTTATTGTTATTGTATCATCACTATCACTAAATGAAAAATTACTACCTACATTAATTAAATTATTAACATCCCAACCTGTTACTTTTGTACCAGTTGTAGCAACATTTATTTCAGCAGTAAGATGACTTATAGCAATATAACTCTGATTTCTTGCTCCGGAGTTTTCAAGTGCGTATCCGCTTCCATTACTTACAAGAACCTTACCATTATTATTTGAATTTGGTGTTGGTAATGTGATGGAGGGCATAACGGGTTCGGCAATTGCTTGTTGAGGAACAGAACATATACGATAAAAATATAAATTTACTCTTTCGCCTCCACTTGATTCTTGATGATTAAATGTACAGTTAATATATTTATTATTTATATTAATATTTTTGTAATGTGTATGTCCACCAGAATGACCATCGAAATAAAACATCTCATTATTAATATTTATTCTTAAATCTTCATCCCATTGAATTCCTACATTCCAAAGACCAACGAAATTTGTAAGAATTTTAGATAGATCAATTGTAAAACTACCAGTTGTGAAAAAATTATTTAAACTATCAATTTGAAAATCAATAAATAGTGCTATCTGTATATAATCTGTAGAATCAGTCCAATTTGTATGAGGACTTCCAGGAACAGTTGTATAATCTGTACTACCTAAATTATATTTTACTGTTGATATTGATGAGTCAGATAGTTTATAACTTGTAATATTACTACTTGTAATTGCAGATAATTTATCTCCATCTACACTTCTATTATCTATATTACCAGTATTTGTACTACTGCTATATTCCATTATAGAAAATACACCTTCTGCGAATTGGTCGTGACCTAATTGATGTAATGGAACAATTGGTGATAAACCCATTTGTCTAGTATTCGTTTGCGTATCTGTCGCTAATAAGAACATAGACCAAAAAGAATCAATATTATTAATTGTAGTATCAGAACCATCTGAGCGAACAAATAATCTAACTACATCATTTTGTGTTAATTTCATTACAGTTGACAATTTTATTGATGTATCATCTTCTCTACTTGTTGCAGTAATCCATATATCATTTGTTACAGTACTATCATCAGGATCTGAATCATTAACAGTTAATCCAATTCTACCATTACTATATGTAATTGTTGCATTTACTTGATAATAACCACTAATAGGAGTAGTAAAATCTCCGGAAGTTAAATTTAAACAAGCTGATGGTTCAATAAATGTATTTCCAATTGATGTAAGTTTCCAACTAGTAATTTGTACCCACGTATTATTTG